ATGGCTTCAATACTCAAACATAAAAACGGATGGCGCGTTCAAATTCGGAAAAAAGGCGTCAATAAATCAGCTATTTTTCGAACGAAACCAGAAGCGCAAGTCTGGGCGAATGAAACGGAAAAATCGATTGATGCTGGCACGTATGAGGAAATTATTGATGTTCCGTTCAGTTTTATCATTGACAAATATATCCGTGAAATCACTATACAGAAAAAAGGCGCAAAAGCAGAAACTTTACGGCTCAAATGTCTGTTAGATATGCCGATTGCCGACGTTAGCATTATTGATTTAACTGAACAAGATTTTGAAAACTGGCGTGATGAACGCTTGAAAAAAGTTAGTCCCGCTAGCGTATTAAGAGAGTGGAATACACTGTCCAATATCATGACCGTTGCGATCAATAAATGGAAATTCATCAAAGAAAATCCGCTAAAAAATATTGATAAACCGCCAACACCGAAAGAACGCACTCGCCGATATAGTGATGAAGAGATTGAAAGACTGGTTTATGTCTCGAAATATGATTTCAACTACTCACCAACGACGGGGCGTAGTCGAACTGCCGCGGCAATGCTGTTTGCAATCGAAACCGCAATGCGAGCAGGGGAGATTTGTAACGCAACTTGGCAGGATATTGATCTTAAAAAACGGATATTGCATATCCCCACATCAAAAAATGGGCACGCCCGAAACGTTCCGTTATCAGCGCTCGCCCTTAAAATTATTAATCATCTGGCGCTTGTCAAAAAAGAGGGGGAAAACCGCATTTTTAAAATCACTGCCGGCACACTGGATACCACTTTTCGCGAACTGAAAACATTAGCTGGGCTTGATGATGCCGATCTGCATTTCCACGACACCCGCCGCGAAGCGTTAAGCCGTTTATCCAAAAAAGTTGAAGTGATGACTTTGGCGAAAATCTCCGGCCATCGGGATATAAAGATTTTACTTAATACCTACTATGCGCCGGATATGTCAGAAATTGCCAAACTATTGGATTAACATTACTTAATTAACAAAAAGGGGCGTATTGCCCCCTTCACTCACTTTACCCCTGCATTCGCCGAACATAACGGACCACCTCACCGGCGAACCATAACCGTTTGCTCCCTTTTTTATTCGGGTTCCGTTGTTGCGGCAACCGTACAGCTTTCGGAAAATAAGGTGACGGCAATAAAGCACTTTGTACATGACGATAAGTTTTTTGAGTATAGTCCGCAATATCCTGAATTGTCCAAAGCTGCATACTTTTATCATCAATATTTTTAAATCTCTCGGCTTTGGCTGAATTAATCTGAGCTTTCGCCAACGCCTCAACCGCACTTAGCTTTTCAAACAGTTGTTCATTGGTAATCGTTTGCATAGTTTCCCCCTTACTTACCAAGGTGCGTCATCATACTGCGGTTGCGCAGGCTGTGTTGGTTGTGTTGTCGGTTGACTGCTACGGCCATTCAACATCTGCAACGAATCTGTGATAATTTCAGTTGTGTAGCGTTCCACGCCTTTATCATCTGTCCATTTGCGAGTTTTCAAGCGGCCCTCAATATAGACTTTTGACCCTTTATCCAAAAAATCACGGGCGATTTCGGCTAAACGACGGTATAGAACGATACGATGCCACTCGGTCACTTCCCGTTTCTCACCGCTGCGTTTATCAGTCCATACTTCGCTAGTTGCCACGCTGATTGTCGCTACACCCTCACCATTCGGCATTGTACGAAAATCCACTGCTTGCCCAAGATTACCGACAATAATTACTTTATTTACGCCTGACATACTTCCCCCTGTTTCACACTATTTGCTGACTGCTCAACCGCACTTTTACGCACTTTTGTTTTCCACCGCTGCCGCTTAGCTTTTTGTGAAGCGTTAGCTTCATAGCACGCCTTACACCAAGAATGTAGCCCCATTTACTACGCTGATACCCCGGTTGTTTATAAAAAAATTCGGTATCGGCAGGATAAAATTCCTTACAACATGAACACTGTATTTCAATACCCAGCTCCGTTTCGATAAATTTGCGCGCCATCACTCACCCCCTCGGATTCTCCGGCAAAGGTTGCCAATATGTAATTCCATCATCACTATATTCAGACCAGCCACCTAAATCGGCGTCGTAATATTCAATAAATACGCTTTTTTGAGCCGTAAATACTAAATAATAACCGCTCCCAACAGGGCGACATTTTTTATACTCGATCCAACCATGATTCAGACTAATCAATCTGTCCTCAATCACGGTTTCCACTTTTTCAGTAGACTCACCAAAATATTCAGATAAATAGCCCATGTTGCAACGAGAACCGTCACTATCACTAACTACGCCACGCCATTGAAGCGTACTTTCAGAATCTCTAAACACTTTCCCCGTCACAACAACATCACCCAGTGCGGCTTCTGTGTGATATTCTTCCCAACCATTCGGGGCTTCAGGTGATACGGCAATTTTTTCCCATTTGAAAATCATGATTTATCTCCTTCATTTTCTCCTTCATTTTTTAAATCCCCACCTAACAACGCATAACCGGCGATATCTTTCCAGTGGTCTTGCTCACTTGGATCGCCATTTAAAATTCTAGTGATTTTGACCATAATCATGGTTAACGCGTATTTCTGCGGGCTGCTTAAGCTAACACTGCTGTCATAAATAACGTCATGTAGCAGGTCGAAATCCATTGAGGCACACTCAAAATCCCCGTGTGTGCTTTCCCTTTCGCTTAATAATTGTTTAATGTTTTCCATGTTTATCACCTATAAACCTAATCTCGTTAAATTCAGCGGACAAAATCCGCCCGTTTTTCAACCGCACTTTGTTTGTTGTGTCTAACTCGTGTAGTTGTTCTGCTGTCAGTCGGATATTTTTGCGTAATAACCAACCGATTTTCTTACTCACTAAATGCTCTAGCCGATGTGAAACACCGGAAATCGGATTTAATGACAAGTCAGCCCCTGAATCGCTCAAATTTTCATCTTTTTCACGGTTACAGTTACTGACACAAGTCCAAGGGCGGGCAAGCCCGCCATTTTGTGCCTCGTTACACTCGGCAGATGGTTTAAAACCTGCCGGACGTTTTTTGATAACGTATCTTTTCTTTCTGGTAATAATCACCTCACCGGTGCGCTGATTTCGAATCCCCACAATGCGTTTAGTGATTTTGCCGTAAGCATTGGTTCCGATTTCCTCATAATGCAACACCGCCAATTGTTCGTAGCGTTTCGCCCCTGCGCCGCCTTGACGGTCAAAGAATGCCGCTGATTCGCCCATATCGGCACAAATCCGCAGCTCTTCCATTTGTTTGTCTTTCACGTCACCATTGGCTAAACGCCGCAATTCACGCCATACCCCGATGCCGTTAATGCCGAAAAACTGGAATTGCCGAATGCCCCACAATCTCGCCCACGCTGTTGCGTGTGCGCTGTTGTCATCTAGCGTCAGATTTTCTATTTCATCGGAAAAGTTTTTACTGTCGAAAAGTGACAAGCTATCTTTACTTTTACTTTTACTGTTGTCTTTTGCTTTGGCAGATTTTTTGAAACCGATAATGTTTTTCGAAACGTACTTAATGATGTAGCCTGTCGGCGTACCCTTTGTCGGGTCGCAAAATTCCACTTTTGCACGATGTGTTTTCGCGCCTTTTTCGTCGCCATGTAATTCCAGGGCTTTTTTACGGAATAATCCCGCTGCCGTTCTGGCATGGCATTTTTTGACAAAGAAAAGAATATGCCAATGCGGCGTGGCATCGTGATGTGGCTCGGCAACCCGCATTCCGCTAAATTCGATTTTTCGCTTGGCAAGCAAAGAGCGGTATTGCGACCAAACCACATTCAAATAGCTGTGCGTTTGTCTTGGATCAGCGCCGTTCCATTTCGGGTTTTGTGCGCCATTGTGCAACTGCGCATGAAATGCCGATGGTGCAGTGAGTGTCAGAAACAAACATTGCAAATCATTTTCTTCCGCCCACTCCTCGATGCCGCGCAAATGATTAATCATCTCTTTACGCCGCAATTCAGGGTTTGACGACGATTTAATATAAGATTCAAACAACTCTTTTTGTTCGGTCGGGTCTTCAATATTTTCAATAATCATCGCACGCAAGAAATCCCAGCTTTTCTTCACACTGGCTTGCCATTCATAAAAACCGCTCTTTGAGATATACGGACTAACTTTCTTCTGCACTTCACCGCACGCAATCGCAATATGTTCAATCTGACGCTTTTGCGCCTTTTTCATCGTCCGCGTCCAATATTTTTCGCAGGCAATTTCTGAAAGTGCGGTATCGACCTGTTCCGGCTTTATTTGCTTACCGTCGGCAAAACGTTCCCAATGGCGGATAGGAAAGCCTACTCCACGGCAAAATTCACCTTGTTGTTTGTATAAGTTCAAGAAAATAGCATTGCTATTTTCTGCGGCGGTTTCTGATTCAGCGGCTTGCTCGATAAAGTCGAATTGTTTTTGGCTAAGCAGCATTGCCAGTGTTTGCGCATAACTTTCCAATTTTTTGACCGGAATCAGAAAAAACGGCAATTTCGAATTCTGTTCTGTTTTGTGTGGTTTCAACTCATCGGCAATTGCCAAAATCGAACGTGGTTTAATTTTTACTTCATCATCGCTTTTCTGATCGTGCGTCTGTTTTGCTGCATAAAAATCTTCAATCCGATATTGATTCAACTCCAGCCAAGACAAACTGAAATCATACTGTTTCAGCACCAAATCAAGCCGCTTATTCAAAACATTACGCAGATATTGATTCGCGTGTTTTCGCTGTGTATTGCCACAGGCGAAAGCAATCGAACCATCATCTTTTACCGAATGGTATTCACGTAAATAAATCTTGCGGAAATGCTCACGCTGACGTTTGCGCGGCAATTTCGACAACCATTGCTCAATCAGAGGATAATCATCAGGGTTGATTTCAAACAACTCCTGTTGATAAATTGCCATTCCCGCCGGCGCAGATTTTTCCACCTGCATCGAATTGGCACGCAACGCTTGCGTTTCTGCCAAATAGGCGGCATTTGCCGCCACATTTGCGTCACGCTCCGCTTGCCATGGCATTTGCGCTTGCATAATTAGCAACCCTGTTCCAGATTCGCCAAATATTCACTGTTCAACTCATGATATTCTTTCAGCGCCCTTGCCGTATCCCGAATCACTTCCCACATTTCCAACACCGTCAATTTTTCATAAGTCGTCAAGGCGAAAATACACAACATCGCCACCAACGCTTCAAAATCAGCAATCGGCTTACAAATCTGATCACTAATTTCTTTGCCTTGCCCAAATAACACTTCTTCCGCCTGATAGTACACGCCGTTGCGTGTCACCCGCACTTGTGCGCCACAACCCAAAATAATTTCCATCATTTCCCCCGAATTTCATCAATCGTACAGCGCACAAAATACGCCAACACCAACATCCCAAAGGCGCAATACACCAAGCCCGTGATAATCAACGCCCAAATACCGATATTCATTAACAACTCCATTTTTCACCCTCTCAACTCAACCGCTAAATCGGTGTGCCGTTTCACCTCGCTCACTGCATGCACCAATTCATTAAACATCAATGCCGCTTCCTGCTGTTTCCCCGCTTTCTTCATCGCCACAAACTTGCTGAAACATTGCTGATAGCGACGGGCGAACACATCAGCACATTCCAAATGCCAAACATCATCTGATTTCATATCACTACCCCTGTTTTTAACCGGTTGCTCATACGCTCAACTTGTTGCTGTGTCCGCATTAACTTATCCAACTCTGAATAACTTAAACTACCGGCGGTGCGGATACCGGTTCGGCTGTCTTGCCATTCCAACCCAGCACGTTCACACCACCATTTCACCTCCGACGGCGTAATCTGTTTCAGTCGGCGACGAAAATTATCAATCGTGCTTGTTTGTAGCGTGGCGCGTAATCCACCCCAATCGCCGATATTCACTGGCTTAATCTCCATCACCGCCCCCGATTCGTTACTTACTCAACTTCCACAACAACCACTGCAAGAAAGTGCGGTTCTGCCGCTGTAGTAGTGCGTCGATTTTTTCTTCCAACATATCCAACAGCAAATCTGTGCTATTGTTGACTCTGATTTGATGACCGTTCACCCGACTTTGCCGCCGTGTTGACTGCTCAAGTGCGGTTACACGCTGTTCCAGCTCAAACAAATTCACCCGGCGTTTACCGAATTTCGTCACCTTTTTATAGTTCCGTTGCTTAATCATTGTTCAAATCCTTAAATTTTGGTTGCAAAAATCCCTCGGCAAAATTTCCGAAAATCGAAAAGAATCGCCGACGGTGTCGGTTTTAGTGATTTTGGCTTACTCGGGTTAGTCTTCTAAGGGTAAGCCCAATTGGTTTTCATCAATCTGCAGTAGTGGTTTGTTGATTTTCAACGCTTCCTGCCGCTCGTTATAAATCGGCGTTTCCAATTTATAAATCTCACTCAACGCATGGTTTTTCGCCCCACAATTGTTACAAATCAACAACACATCAATGGTGCGCATACCCACCTTTTGCGATGTTCTGACGCGCAAATTAGTCGAACCGCAGTTTAAGCATTTATGATCAATATTCGCCATTATTCCCCCTGTGATTTTTCTGCCTGACGGATCAGATTGCGCAATTCTTTGCTATACTCCTCACCCAATGTATGCAACTTTGCAAATGAGGAAATCGACGATGACGACTGATAAAATGAATCCGCTAAATGAAGCTGCAAGCTATGCAGAACTCCAACTGACGATTGAAGAACTTCAAGATCAACTATTTCAGCTACATACGGCGCAACTGGCAACGGATCACCAGCAAATAACGCAGCAAATTGTTTTGCGCGCAATCGTCGAGCAACTCCATTGCGCAAAAGCGATAGATGTGCACCGTTTAAGGCAAGACTGCGAGCAAATTGCCGCACAGCTTGCGCCAGAACCGGATCTGCAACAGCAATTTGCGCACACCCTTGATTTATTGCTGCCATCACATCAATAGCCACAACTTGCCCGCCACAACGCGGGCATTGGTTTTTACATTTGTTTTCATTACACATCACACACCCCTGAATATTTCACTAAAACCGCTTTCAAATCCTGCCAAATCACAGCCGTATCCGGCACAGCTGCCGATTGCCCTTTGCGCAACCGCTCTTGTATAATCATGCCCTGCATAGCCAACGCACAAAGCGACCCGAACCGCTCTCCGAAGCCAGCCAAAAGAGGAAAAATAAATGTTTGATAGAGAAGAAGATCAGTATCATCCCAAACATCGTGAGAAATACGCTCGAGAATATGAGTTAGATCAGCTAAAGAAACAGGGCAATCCAACAAGTCCGGCGCAAGCATTTCTGAATGCCCTTTGTCTTGCACTGCTCGAAAATCCGCAAACGCCAAACATCTATCGCGCTTCCATTCAGCAACTTTATGCAGTTGCGCTAAAACATCGCATGACAACTGTGCCTGACGTACAGCGTCAGCTTCGGCAGGAGTATCATCGGCTACTGGAACAGAATCAGCCCCGACAAGCGCAAGCACTTCTTCGCATAGCGCACGAAATTGACCCAACATTGCAGGTTTTTGAATAGGATTTCTTGTTTTCTCATACTCTGCGCCACAGAAACGGCATTTAAATTTCCCATGCTTTTTTGTTTCCCTAGCTGCCCAATGTCCACACATCAAACATTGATGAATACACATCACACACCACCTTAAAATTTGTTAAACTCAATTTTCCAATCAGAAAAAGGAGTTTTATTATGAATGACCTTGAATTACGTCTTGCCAAATTAGAAACTCAAATGCAGAAAAAGACCGACCGAATTAATCTGCTTTCCGAACTTATCTATCAGCACGAACAACACCAAGCCCTTAATCTTCATCTCGTAATACCGCTCTTGGCTTCAACCGCTGATTTATCTCCGCTTGTGCGATTGCTTTCGCAGCAGCTTGAGCAATACCGGACGATTCAGCAGGAATTGGCGCAAGATGATTCGGTTGGGCGTGAATATGTACAGTCACTGATAGATTGCCTTCAACAAACACAACAGACGATTGCTGAACGCCTTTAATCCCTTGTTTCGAAAACGCCTTGTGTTTCTGGCGTTTTTTTCTTTCATTACACACCACACACCACCTTAAATTTTATTAAACGACCCATTACAAAAAGGAAACCCTATGCCGAAAAAATACAACCTTGACGAACTCATTGCCCAGCAACAAGAAATTATTCAGCTTGCGAACCAACTGGAAAAATTTCCTTCTAAAGCTGAAGTAGGCTTTCGCCTTCTAGCACTGCGAGCTGTTCGTGAATTTGATTTAACAAAGCCGCAGCGTCCAAAGACAATTCAGTATCTTGCTGACTATATGCCGGAAGTTCTAACAACCTTAAAACGCGTGCTTGCTGATAAAGCAAATTAGAAATCAACCAAGCAAAATCAGGGTTATCCCTTGCAACCTTGCCAGTCGCAATAGCAATCATCAAATTGATTTCGGATAACCTGTTGAACACATCAGCAACCGTTGTTTTTTCATTACACACCACACACCACCTTATTTATTAAATCTCCACGCCGCGCCCCCGTGATATTTATAAAATTTCATTAAAATCTTTTTTTAATTTATAAATATCATCGATAAAACGGGTCATAAGAACAGCGATAAGCTTAATATCCCCTATCCGTGTATCCAAAAAATCCCCCATCGTAATGAGATTGTTTTCTTTTGCCTGAATAACCGTAAAAAGGTTTTTTTGCGTAGCTAATATTTGTTCAAGATCTCTACATTCCCTTGCAACGTTTGCGAAACGTTCTATAATTTGTTCTTTTATTAATAACGACATCACACACCCCTTAATTAACTAAATTCCCATCACTGATACATCTGTTCCAGAATCAACATCCGTGCCAGCGTGCCGGTTTTCACGCCTTTGGTTTTTGCCCGCTCGACCAGCTCGGCATGATCTGCCCATTCCAACGTCACCTGAACTTTTGGCTTATCGGTTTTTTCTGCTTGATCTAGCTCACGTTTTTTCTTTAAGTCGATTTCTTTCATAGAAAAATCTCCTCTATTTGTGTAATATTGTGTAGAAGTTACTATTTTTTGATTTGTGTAAATAATATAGATCTCATTTTGAGATATTGCAAGCTCATTTTGAGATATTGCAAGAGGTTTTTATGGAAAACTTGGACGTTAGTTCAATAATTGAACGAATGAAAGAAACCGTAAGGGCAAACAGCGATAAATCATTGGCAGAAATGATCGGTGTACCCAGTACAAATATTTCAAATTGGCGCAGTCGAAACTCACTGCCGCCAGAAATCTATATTACATTTGTGAAAAGATGGGGCTTATCGTTAGATTGGCTGCTTCTCGGTGAACGAAAAGATGAACTCGATGCTGCCGAACGTCTGGCACTGTCTGCTTTCCGCACCTTAGACGACAGCAAAAAACTGGAAGCTATCGGATTTTTAAGCGGGTTAGGCAAAAGTGCAGTGGGTGGTGGGGTGAATCAGTCTGCCGGTGGGAATGTTGCCAATATGGTGGCGGGGAATCAGAAAAGGAAATAAGGCTTTATTTTGGCTGGATGTTTGGTTCTATTTATTTTATTGCTAATTAGTGTTTGGCTCGCTGATATATTTGGTGATACGGTGGGCGGTTCTTTTTTCTGGGGGATTATCATTATTAGTGCAGTGCTTGGTAAAATTTTTTCTAAAACAGATGCTGATAACCACCAAATAAAAGCAGTCAAAAATAAAGAAGAAAATTCGACTCAAGTATCCGTTATTCAGAGTGAAGAAACACCAATGCTATTTCAAGAAAATCAACCGATACCAAAACAACCTGTTAATAAAGAACACCGTTTACCCAAAAGTTCTCAAAAAAGGTCAACGAAAGAATGGCGAGAATCCAATACTAAAACTCGTAATTTGAATACTATTTCTTTTTCCTATTCTGATGTAGATGATAATTTTAGCTATCGGACTATTGATATTCATTTAGTTGATTCAAAATACATTGAAGGCTATTGCCACGATAGAAAGGCTGAACGTACTTTTAGAATTGATCGTATATTAGGTGGAGTCACATTAAAAAGTAATGATGAATATTTATCACTTGATGACTGGTTAAAAGAAAAAGGCATTTATTCAAGATATCGAGAAACTTTTGCTAACAATAAACCTGAACAACTGGAAATTTGTTTTACAGGCTTCTTAAAAAATCAGCGAGAATATTTAGAAACATTGGCAACCATTCATGATTTTCTCGTCAGAAAAACAGTAACGATTAATTTGACTTATCTAGTTTGTGGAAAAAATGCTGGTTGGAGCAAAAAACAGCAAGCGGAATCCAATGGTGCTAGTTGTATGAACGAATCAGAATTTTTAACTATGATTGATACTGGCGAAATTCCCGATCCTGAAACCAAACAAGCTATAGACGGTGATAATCCGTTATCTGGAAAAACGTTATGCTTCGTCGGACGTTTTAAGTCATTCACTTTGTCAGAGGGAAAAGTATTGGCAGAAAAACATAATGCAATAGTGTCTAATCAAGTTGCAAGAAATACCGATTATCTTATTTGTGGTGAAAGAGCAGGAGCGAAATTAATACAAGCTCAGAATTTAGACATTCCAATTCTTGTTGAAGATGATTTTTTAGCATTAGTGAGAACATAAAATAATAATGAAGTCAGATAATATTAATCAATATTCCAACGGCAATGTAGAAAATATGGTAGCCGGTGATCAGCATAACCACTTCTACCAAGGTAATAATAAAACCGCACTTTCAATAGATGAAAGAGAAAAATTAGTCCAAACCATTACAGATCTAAAAACGTTAGCCACTCCAACATATTGGGCGATTTACAACCACTGCAAAGCGCAACATGGCCACGGCTGGTTTAAAGAGTTAAATGATGAACATCTACAACAGTTTCATGCCATGGCAAAAACATTAATACCGGTTGCATTGGTTTATAAGAACCAAATGAGTGATGATAAATTCCGTTTCAGTCACTCAATTATTTTTAAACTTTATCAATTTAAAATATGGATTTTGAGTAAGAGAAAGAGAGCTGAAAAATGAAAAAACTAACTTTTTTGTGTTTATTAATTTTATCCGCCGGTTTGTCAGCTAAAGAATGGTATGAGGAAAAGGGCACACTACATAAAGCAACGATGAAGGATTGGTGTCAGGCTGATGTTAAAAATAAGTTAGCAACGGCAGGGGATTTTGTGGCGGTAGGCTATCAAGATAAGATGCTTAAAACTGAAATCACACAAGCTATTGATAGTTATGGTATGTCTGGACTAAAAGTCATGGCGGAACAAATTATTGAGTCTTTGGATACCGCCGCCTGCAATGGAAAAAAAGTAGATCCAGATCTCGCTACAATTGAAGTGGCTGATATGGCTATGATGTCAATGATGATAATGGGGTGGACAAAAGAATAACATAAAGTAGCCGCCTCTATACTCTCTATGTGCTTGCTCTCGTACCGAACAAGTAGCGAAATAATAGTACATTACCCTGATCAGCGAATCAATGGATTTTCCTGATTCCATCAAATTATTTGAGTAACCTCACAAAAAATAAGAAACTTACACTTACCTGAATGGAGCTTCTTGCTTTTTAAATTCATTTTCAAAATATTTAAGATTAAAACCATCACCAAACACTTCTTGCCCAAACTGTTCTTTAAAATGAATCAATATGTTGATGTGGTATTCTTTATAATTACTTTTTTCAATATCCAATTCTGCGAACTCGTCATCTGTTATATCTTCAAACTCTTCCGGAGAGAAATCATAAAATAATTTAATATGTTCTAACATTGCATGCTTAGACCAAAGTTTCTTAAATTCACCAAAGTAGTTTGATTGTTCAGTTTTTTGAGTATGTAAGCAATTGATTGAAATTAGCCATAAAAAATTATTAGGAATGATGGCTCTCATGATTGCCGAAAAGTTTCTCTTATCTTCTAACTTGCTTTCATCAATCAGTTTTAATACTCTATAAACAATAAGAAAAATATTAATATAATCTGGCTTATTAATAATATATGCTTTATTTGGGTTTATAGTGCGGGTATTAACATCAAATATTTTATTTATTGTGCGAAATATTTTTTTACTTGTGACTTCATTGTTTAATTTATTTAATTCTATTCGATATTGTTCTAATAATGTATCAAAAGTGTTTTTAAATAAAATTTCAGTTTGGGAATTTCTGGCTTGTTGCAATGCCAGATAGCTTAAACGAACTGCAAAACCTGAAATTATAGCACTAAGAAGTAGTAATATATTTGATGGCTGAATCCAGCTTGAGAACGATTGAATAATCTCCCTTGTAAATTCAATGGATTGATTTGGCATTTTTATACCTATTTTGTTGACTTTTAATTTTACTATGAATTCTTATAACATTATTTATAGTCAAAGTTCAATCTCTTTATGTTGTTTATCCTCAACATCCAACTCAAACTCCACTCCACAAGTATATCCCCCGTCACCGATACTATGCGTGACTTGTGTCACTATCCAGCTTGTCGAGTCGATTTCGTCTTTAAAGCCAATCAGTGACGCAGGCAGTTCCGGTATCAATTCGGGGTTGCCGTTGGCAAGGGTCAGCGAGAAAGAGGCAACGCCGCGCTTCATTTTTGAAAATGCCGCTTTTGCGCCGGTGATGGCTTTAGCTTCATTTTGATAGATATGGCGTAGGGTTTTCATTTTGTTGGCGTCGGTTTCCACCGGTTCGGTTTGTACCAGTACATTTTTTTTCTGTCTGCTATTTTCCCCTCTTTTTGTCGTCAAATTTTTGCGCTGGACTTCGGTATTTTGATCAATAATCACTTCGCCTTTTTTACCGTTGTCCAGATTATGCCAATACGCTCGTACCGCGGTGTAATTATCGCCCTCATTCAGTGAGAAGCGGTAACTGTCGCCGCTTTTTTTAGTGATCACCATCTCCGGCAAATCTTCACCGCTGGCGGTTTTCATGCGCCCGGCTTTGATAAACATCAAACAGCCGTTTTTCACTGTGGCGATGGCGTCATATTGTTCTGCAAGCCGTGTTAATAGATTGATTGTGCTTTCGTTGGTTTGGTCTAGATGAGTGACCGCTTGCATGCCCAGTTCTTCGTCATATACTGCTTTTAAGCCGTGTTCCCGCGCCAGAAATTCAATTAATGCCCCCAAAAACATCGCTTCAAAACTGCGTTCTTGTTTTGTGTTTAAACTACCCATCAAATCGGCACTTCTGGCGCGGATGATCAATTTGTCCGGGGCACCGCTGTATTCGATTTCGTCCACGGTGTATTTGCCTTTATTGACCAAGCCGCTATCTTGCCAACCTATCCACGCCTCGACCATTGCGCCACGTGACGGGAATGCTAGTTTGCCATCGTGATCGCTTAATTCAATGTCTAACTGGTCGGCTTCAAATCCGCGATTGTCGGCTAGGCTAAGGCTGATCAAACGGTCGGAAACGACTGATGTAATATCTTTGGTTTCGCCTTTGCTCGTCACCGTGATTTTAAAAATCGGGGTTTTGTGGTTGGTTTTGGTCAGGTCCATAACGTCAAACATCAAATCATCTCCAGTAGTTGGTCGGTGTATTCCAACAGCATTGAATCGTTGGTGCGTTTCAACGTCATGCTGAATTCAATCCGTCGCGCTGCGCCGTCTGCAAACAAGAAAGAGCGGGTTTCACTAAACGACTCAATCACGAAAAAGCCGAAAAATTCAAAGTTGCCGCCGATAAGAGGGTAGCTTTTGCCCATTTCTGCCATTAATTCCAGCATTCCCAAACTCATGCGGCCGCCTGTCAGCGACGGCATTAGCACGCCGTTAATGGTGATGGTTTCGCTTTCTTTGCCTGTGAATTGCGTTTTCGGCAAACGTCCGATAACTGAGTTAGTCGGATGCCGCCAGTTCAGTTGTCGGCTTAATTCTTGATATGGGATCGTTTGTTGAGTGAAAACAAACAACCCAAAAATCATCATTGCTGACTGTTGAAACATATTTTCCCCTTATGCAAAAGGGCGGAAATCCGCCCTATTTATTCGTCAGTTTGCACCCGTTGTCGGGCTTTTTCGCGCCAGTTCATCAGCTCATCCAGTTCCATTTCATCAAACACGCTTGGCGGCCAATGGAATACGGTTGCGATGTCGGCGATTGCGTCTTCTACGCTGTGAGGGATTAATACCGCACTTTCGCTTATGCTTCTAGCGTCGCTTCCGCTTTCACGAAAAAACCGACTGTTTCCAAGCAAAGTGCGGTAAAGTCCACTGCTTCCATATTCTGCAATTCTGTTTTGGTCAGTGCAGGGGCGGTAATCCGCGGCAGCAGTTGAATGTAGGCGTCAACATCAATCTGCATGATTTCAAACATTTTTAAGCCTTTCAGCGTTAAAACATTCGGTTTTAAAATTGTGATTTCTGTCAGCTCGGTATCACCACGGCGCAACGGCTCGGTCAAGGTGATAAATTTAGCGTTTTTGGCTTCTGGTTTGGTGGTTTTGCTCATGTTGATATTCCATTCAGTATTTTAAAAAAGCGGCATTCCTGTTGCAAAAGTGCGGTGCAGAAAATGCCGCTGGGTGTGTGTTCTGTTATAAACCGATACCTATAAACCGATAGCGGCTCGATGTTCCGCCATGCGGTCATTGCCGTTGACGATATACACCATATTCACCATATCAATTTCGATGATGTCTTCACCGTTGACAGTCAGTTTGTAGTAGGTCAGCGAGGATTTCACCGTGTGTTCGGTGTCGTCGCCCATTTTGGCGTTGCCCGGGTCGATTTCAGCATGGCGACCTCGGACCACCACTTCCACCGGCTCAATGTCTCCCGTATCGTCACGCTGATAGCTGCCGGCAAAGCGCAGTAGCACGCCGTCGATTTTGATTTCGCCGAATTGTTTAAAAATCTCCGGAATAATGCCGCCGTATTTATGCTCGATTTCCAGCTTTTCCAATCCTAGATCAATATCCACTTCTCCCAACATCCCGCCTGCGCGGTAGGCTTCTGCTTTGATCGCCAGTTTCGGCACGGTGATTTCTGTTGCTTGTCCGTGATAGCTGTTGCCGTCCACGAACAGATTCATTTGTTTCAGTTTACGAGGTAATGCCATGTTTCAGCTCCTATCGTTTATGCTGCGGCAACTTTGGCGGCAAAGTCGGCTAAATAGCGGTCAGTGATGCGCTGACGGAAGTTCAGATTCTCCAACGGCGGCACCGGCGTATAGTCATAATCAATGTACAACTTGCCGTCTTTCAGCGTTTCTTTGCTGTTGATTTCGCCGTCGAACCACGCTGTTGCGTCCACGATGTAGCCTAGATTTTTCAGCTCACGGAATTTGGCATTAATGCCTTCGATAATATCTTTGACTAAAGTCGGGGTAATCGGTTTGTCTATTGCCCATGCGTGCGCTTCGGCAATCGTATCCGCCAACACTTGCGCGGTGCGGGTGTAGTTTTCAAACGCAAATAGCGGATCGTCGGAACAAGTGCGCGAACCCCACAAACGGAAACCGTTAAAGTTAATCGGTACGGTGACTTTCTTTTCGTTCAAGTAGTTAGCGTCGGTGCTGCTATCTTGCAGTTCAAAAGTAATATCTTTCGTCACACCGCTCACGCCATTAATGCCCACGTTGGAAATGGTTTTATGCCAGCCTACCGTTTTATCAATCAACGCTCGCAAGCCCAAGGCTCGTTCCACCGCATAGGTGGTTTCTTTGGCTTTGGTGGCGGTGTTGAAAGTAATAAAATCGCCAAAAATGACCATTAGTTCACGCTGGCTGAATTTTTTCTGATAGGCAACCGCCTCTTCCTTGGTTTTGCAGCCGTGTGCGGAAACGTAGGCAAAACCCCGTAATTTTTGTGCAATGCCGGCAAGCTCGGTAGCAACGTCGGCATCATCAAATTTCGGCACGCCTAAAATACGCGGTTTCACGCTTAATTTTGATTGCGCGGTCAGCAACGCTTTCAAGCCTGTGTATTTGCCCTCTTCTGTCACTGTGCCGATGATGTTGGCTTTGGTCACACTGTCGTCGCTGTCATCTTCGGTCACCCGCACAATCACGCATGGGGTGTTGACTTGGTCGGCAATCGCGTCCAACGCCTGCGCCAAGGTGCCTTTTTTACCTGCCTTGGCAATGGCAGCAAGTGGGTTGGTGATTAAAACAGGTTCATTGAGTGGGAAAGTGTCTGCGTCTGCATCGTTGGCGGTACACACCATGCCGATAATCGCTGTTGAAATCGTGCGAATCGGGCGTGTGCCGTCGTTGAGTTCGATCACTCGGATTCCGTGTAAGTATTCCATATGATTTCCTTGATTGATTAAAAATCGTCAAGGGCTATTGTGATCGCCAAAAGTGCGGTTGTCGTGTTGTGGGGGTTGTGATGTTGGGTTTGACAATCTGCGGATAAAAATTTGGAATATCCCGGCAATAATCAGGAATATTCCAAACCAAAATTATTTTTTGTGATAGATGGCGGCAAGGTCATTTGGACTAAACCGCCACGGTTCATGCAGCCCCAACATTTCCGCACACCATTCGGAACAAAAATATTTTGAGCGTGCGTTGCGGAATTTTAAGACGATGCCGATGGCGCCGAACCAGTCATAACGTTTGCCTTTAGTCAGCTCAAAAAATGCGTTAATCTCGCTTTCTGATACGTCAGTTATCGGGATTAAATCCCATTTACTCGGCGGCAAAGGCATATTTTTAAACCTTACTCCGCCGTCACGGATTGAAGATGAATAGCAATCAAAGTAACAATCGCGGATACTCGTCGCAATCTCACAATGCGAATAAATGCCTTTAGTCAGCTTGCGTGTTAGCCAATCACTGAACCGCGCGACAATATCACGTGGCTTCCAGCCTTGCTTTTTGCCCTTGTATAGAGCTAAATAAACTTTCGTCATTCGTACGCCTCCGCTAGCTGCCGCATTTGGTGGATAATATCATCGTGGATTGACTGCAAATCTGCCTCGCTCAAACCCTCTTTTTTCAGTTCATATTTGCGCATACGCTGTACTGACAGTGCCGCTTGCAGCTGTCGCAAGCCGTCGGCTTGGCGCAAAATCAAATCCGTTGCGGTTTTGTTATCGATTCCAGCAGCGCTGCTGAAACCGGTGATATAAATTCCTGCCTCGCCCTTGTAGTTGTGCTGTTTATAGACAAGTGCCGCGGCTTCTCGCTCTTTATATTCTTCCGTGAAGCGTGTCCACTGTGCCGAAATGAGGGCTGCTGTGTTGTCGATGGAGGTAATTAGCTGGTTGAGCAAATCCGCACGTTTCTGTTTTTTTGCGTCATCACTTAAAACCCATTCGCCGTTTTCAAGGGTGTGATACGCTGTCGGCTGTGGTGCAATCAATGTAATGTTTGTGCCATCAACTCTGATTTGATAGCCGTTTGATACTGCTTCAAAAAGTTGTTGATATTGTTCATCTGTTAGTGCAATTGCACCATTCGGGATTTCGTTGATTTCACTATGTAAGAACCCTTTATTGTTAATATCATAAAAATACATACATTCTCCTTAAATACCCAACGCAAACCATTTAAACTCATGTGCGTTTTCAACATCAACACTGCTAATTGTTCTTAACCAAAACCGATGATTTTCTTGGGTTTCAAGTGTTTTATGAACGCCTCCCCTTTCAGATATACCTGATAGAAAATCCCCCGCTATTGCGAATACCGACGTTGGGAATGCGATCGGAAATGTAATATACTGACCACTTGCAGCTGCTCCTAACCTTGGTACTTTAATAGTCAACCTCCCCCACTGAATGATTAACCCGTTTGGTAGTTTTGCCCACCCGGTATTATTGTAGCTTTGTGTAAATAACCGTGTTACCGCAGTATTAAAATCGGTAATATTGGCAGCAGTGTGCGTATGACTTGCATTAGCTTTTTTGCCAATTTCTGCCAGCAATGTGCTGTTTAAATTGGCATTGTTACCCAACGCGGTGGCGATTTCTTTCAAAGTGTCGAGCTGTGCCGGTGCGCCGCCGACCAGTTCCGCGATTGCTGATTTAACAAATGCCGTGGTTGCAATTTGCGTACTGTTAACGGTTTGCGCAGCGGTCGGCGCTGTTGGCGAGCCAGTGAGTGCCGGGCTGTCAAGCGGTGCTTTACCATCGGCAAGAGTGTGCGCTTCATTGGCTCTGTCCATTGCGGTTTTGACTGCTAAAGGCGTTGCCGCTTCCGCTTCGCTGCTGCTCGTGGTTGAGCTGGATAGTTTTGTTGTTCCGCTCTTTGTTGTGCTTGCCGCTTCGGTAGCGGTTTTGAGTTTGTCTTGTTCGGTTTTTAAATAATTTGTTCGGTTTGCAAGTTGTTGAGCTTGTCGGTTTGCAATGCCGTCCAATCCGGCGACAACCGGATCGGTTTTCTCGAGTTGATAGATTTCTTCTTCCCATTTTGGGTTTTCGACGAGTTTTGTCATTAGGCTACTCCGTAGGTGTATTGACCATTATAATTAATGGTATTGTTGTACAAATGACCGGCTTGTTCGTAGTGCAAGCCGGCTAAATGGCAGCGTGCTGGCGCGGTGTTGTCTAATAATCGACGTATTTGCGCGGCTTGTTCGATCGTGATTGGGCGTTTTAGGTAAATTCGGTACATTGCCCAGTGTTTGTCTTCATCGCCGTAAAAATAGTCGGCGTTATAAGTAATCGTGCCGTCATATTGCTTGGCGTTGAGATTTTCGAGGATTTCCGCATCGCCATATCCGGCAGATTGCAACACGCGGCGGATACTGGCTACCGTGCCTTTTTGCTTGTGCAGCCGTGCCGATTGTAAAATCGTGTTGCGCTTTTGCTCTTCGCTCCAGTTGTCATCCCATTCATCCACCGACAACGCCCACGCTAGCCACGGTAAAAGTGCGGTAGGGCAGTGTTCCGCGTGCCACAGCAGTGAAATCGGCACGTCAAGATTAAAAATCTGTGAGAGTTCAAACGATAGTCGTTTTTCAAGTGCGGTTTGATTTGGCGGCAGTAAGTTGCGATTATTCATTGCGTCCGCCTACGTTGATATTGATCGCCGTACAATAGCCGACTTGGGTCGGTTGGATCACTAAATCCGCTGTCGGGGCTTTCAGTTGTACATTCTGCACGCCCTCTTGGTGTAGTGAGGCGTAGATAGCGGAAAGGGTAATATCAAAACCCAATTTATGTTTATTTTCAACAAATTGGCGCACCGCACTTTGTACTTTTTCCAAAATCACCGCTTCGGCAGTGGACGGGTACAGTGTGAGTTCGGCATTGATGTTATAGCTGATAATGGTTGCGGATTTCACATTCACGGTGTCTGTCAACGGGCGCACGTCTTCCGCGTTCAGGGCGGTTTTGACGATGTTAATCAGTGCGCTATCTGCTTGTCCTTGTGTTTTTTTGGATAATACTGTGACATCAACCGTCCCCGGCTGTGGGCTGGTGATCTCCGCGTCTTTGACATCGGTTGAGGCGGTGAGGGTGTGCCAATAATAACTGTTGCGTGACCCGGCAGTTGTTTTTGACTCCAGTGATAATTGAATTCGGGTTCGGAAACGGTCATCGGTTTCATATTCGGCTTCAATCGGCGGATTTGCGGTTGGATTGGCTGCAACCTCAATCAAACGTTCCACGCCCAATAATGCGCCCAGATGATCTAAATCACTGTCGGTTGCGTAGGCAAGCATCACCGATTTTGCAGCCGCATTAATCCGCGCACGCAGTAGTGTTTCAAGATACGCATTTTCCTCCAGTAACTTGGTGACGGGGTCAGATTCCAAGGTTAACCGGCTTTGCCAGTGTGCGCGCTCGGCGCTGTCGGCAAAGCGCGCTAGAAAATTCTGTTTGCGTGCCGTCAGCAGCGTTTCAAAGTCGATTTCTTCAATCACTTTGGGGGCTGGCAGTTTGGATAGATCAACTTGTTTTGTCATAATGTTTATAACACCAAGGGCATTTGTTCAAAGGTTAATTTGGTTTGGTTTGTGTGCTGGGTTGCGTCAATATCGGCGGTGATGTGGTGTTTTTCATCAGCGGAAAACCGCACTTTAAAACCGCTGATTTCGACTCGATGTTCCCATTTTTGCAGGGCAACAATCGACGCGCTGGCAATCTGCAACGCCAAACCGTGGCTGATTGGGCGGTCAATCAGCAGCGGTAAAATGCTGCCGTAGTCACGCCGTTGAATACGGCTGCCGACGGGTGTTTGCAGGATATCGGCAATGCTTTGGCGAATATGCGCCGTTTCGTCTGTCATTTTTTTGCCGTTCGTTTTATCCATTATTATTCTGGTTTCCCTGTTTTTGCTGGACCCGGCAAAATGCCGCCATGAAGGTGATTAATCTGACTAATACCGCCTGCGATTTGGTCGCCCGTGCTTTCGATTTTTCCGTTCACCTGCACATCACCGTTAATCGTGGTTTGCGGGCAGGTGATATTTATGGTTTTAACGCCTGTCACGCTTAAATCACTGCTGGCTTGGTTGTAAACAAACCGTGCGCCATCGGCGAACTCGATAACGTGTTCATCTGGGCTTTGGCTTGGTGCGCTTCCGGCGGTGTAAATCCCGGTGATCACAATTGCCGTGGTCAATTCGCCGCTTAATGCGACAATTAAACACTGTTCGCCCACCGTCGGCGGTGACCATGTTTTTGTTGTGCCGGCACGCATCGCGGCAAACGGCAGCCAGTCAGTCAGGATTTGCCCCGACCGCACTTTACAGCGTGCATTGGCATGATCCACCGCGGCAATCAAGCCAAAGCGGTGCATATTTTCAAGTCGGCGGATAACGTCAGCGAGTGTTTTCATAAACTGCATTTTGCTGGGCGGAAGTGCGGTTGTCGTGTTGTGGGGGTTGTGATGTGTGGTTTGACAATATGGATAAAATAAATAAACATTTTTGTTTGTTTTTGGTTGACAATATAAACATTTTTGTTTATTATAAATCCATCTTAAAGCCACGGAGGAAAAATGAAGCAAAGTGAGTTTTTAAGATGGCTAATTGCTCAAGGTGTTGAGAAAAAAGAAGGTTCGAACCATATCAAACTTTATCTTAATGGCAAACAGTCGGTACTTCCCCGCCACCCCTCGAAAGAGATAAAAACAGGGACTGTGCAGGCAGTGAAAAAGCAATTAGGACTCAAGTAATCTAAAGCCCCTTTCGGGGGGCTTTCATCAGGCTAAAAGAGGTAACTATGTTCTATCCGGCAAAATTTGAAAAAGAGGGCGAGGGCTATAACGTAACATTTCGTGATATTCCCGAGGCGATTACTTGCGGCGATGACTTCGACGACGCGCTTTTTATGGCAAAAGATGCACTTTTAACCGCTATGGATTTTTACTTTGAAGATCGCCGCACCGTGCCACAGCCAAGCCAAGCGGAAGACGGTGAGCATTTAATTGAATTGCCGTTGAGCGTGTCAGCAAAAGTGCTGCTATTAAATGAAATGGTAGCGCAGAATATTTCTAACGTGGAATTGGCAAAACGTATAAAAGTGAAGCCGCAAGAAGTGCAGCGGATCACCAATCTTGAACACACCACCAAAATTGATACTTTAGCGCGCGCCTTTGCCGCGCTGGGTAAAAATCTGGATTTAAGTGTGGCATAAAAAGCGGGGCATTTGCCCCGTTTTTTAATCCCTGTCAAACAACGCACTACGGCTTTTTGCTTGCCGTTGTCGGTCTAATTTTTCCAGTTCCAAACGGACAGCACTAGCAAGTTCGGTAGGGCTTTGGTTTGTGCCGTTGATGGTGATATTGACTGTCATCGGGCCGACTTGTGCAGCTTGTGCTGACTGCGGTTTTGCCGCCAACGGCGGACGGTTGTCGATAACAAACGGTTGCGCCGCGACGCTGGTCGCCATCCCTGCCGACAATGCAAACGCACCCATGCCTTTTTTAGCATAGTTCAGCAAATTCAAGTTTTTAATCCCAATTCGGCTGGTTGCTTCTTTGGTCATCACATATTCGCCACTGTGCACAATTCCCGCCGGGCTGTATTTGTAGCCGTCTCCGGTGTAGCCGCCGCGGGCTTTGCCATTTTTTAGCACGTTTGCCATAGCGGCATTGCCGTAACTATATTGGCTGTTGATTCCTTTTGTTTGTGCCGGAAAATGATACTGCTTCGGCACTTGCTCATTCACCGCAGCAGCGGCAGCATAGCCGCTTTGCGCATTGCCATTTTTCAAGGTTTGCGTCAGTTGCTGCTGTTCCAATGTTGGCATCTCGATTTTTGGTACTTCAATTTTTGGCATATTGTCGATTAGCCAAGTGATACCATCGATCAGTAGGGTGAGCGGTTTTAATATCCACTCGATGGCGGTTGCTAATGCGCTACCAAATTTTTCTCCTGCGGTTTTGGCTTTGTCTAATTGCTCTGATGTTTGTTTTGTTGGACTTAGCAATTTGCCAAACCAATCAAACACTTTTTTCACCGCATCGGCAACCAGTCCAAATACTGTTCCCAATGGTTTGAATTTTTCCATCACCGGGGCAAGCCCTTTTTTTAACCCCTCAAAGAAGCCGCCGAAAAAGGCTTTTACTTTTTCCCAGTGTTTATAAAGCATTGTTCCCGCTAAAGCAACTCCAGCAATAGCTAACCCTATTGGGGAAAATAATACGGCGATTAATTTCAATGGTGACAATAACATTCGGACTCCCCATTTCATTGCAATAGCAAATTTATTCCATGCTCCGCCAGTCGTGCGGATTGCCCGTCCCAATACTTTAAAACGGTTGCTGATGGCTTTATTAATTCCGGTTAAATGTCCGAAACCTAAAATTAATCGTGCAATCGGATAAAGTAAAAAACTTAGTCCCATCGCTAATCCGCCGATCACTGTTAATCCTGCACCGATGCCGCCGACCCATTTCATAATTGAAGCGGTTAATTCAGGATTGGCATTAACCCATTCTTGCACTTTATCTAACGCGCCGCTGATTTTATCCATTAAATTTTCAAGTGTGACTTTTAAGCTGCCGCCGACGGTACTATTGATGTTGAATAGGCGATTTTTGAAGACTTGCCATTTTGCCGAAATGGAACGCATTCGGGTATCGAATTCCCTTCCCATACTGTTTTTGGCTTCTTCGCTGTTAGCAAGGGCTATTTGTCGTCGCCATTCTTCGGTGTTTGTCACCAATCCGGCAAGTTGCGTGTTGTAGTTTCCGCCTGCAATATCACTGATAACACCAGCTTGCAGATGTTTCGGCAGTTTTTTGATTTTTTCGACGATGGTCATTAATGTGCCTTCGGCATCCGTGACCATACCTTTTTGAATTTTTCGAGGATCAAGCCCCAATGCCGCCAAGCCCTTTTGCACCGGTTTCATACGTGTTGCTTTACTTAATCGGTTAAATGTTGCTTCAACGGCTTTTGCTGATGTGCTGGCTTCGTGTCCTGCTGTGAGCAATGTTGATCCAATGGCGGCAAGATTTTTATTGTTGATTTTGACAATTCCAGCAATACCGGAGGTATCATTCAGAAAATTGATAATATCTGTGCCTTTGGAAATCGCATTATCATCAAGGTAGTTGATCGTATCGGCTAATTCTTTTGCTTCTTTCGTGGTCATACGAAAGTTTTTCTGCACCTTACCAAATAATTCAACCAATTCATCAGGATTTTCAGCATCGAATGCCGTTGCCATTTGAGTATTCAGCCGCACAAAATCTTCTAATTGGTCAACCGGAATGTCCATTCTGGCGGCAGCCGTCACCATATCGCCCAATTGATTGGTGGTTAATGGCAATTCTTTGGATAAGTCTTGTACTTTTTTCTTCCACACGTCATATTCCGGCGTGAAGTTGCCCAGCTCATCTTTCAACCCCGGCACTTGGCGAACCACGCCAAGCATCACATCCTCAAAACTCATAAAGTCGCGCACGGAATTCACAATCGGGGCGGTGATTCCGGCTCCGGTGATCATGCTTTTTTGTCCTACATTGCGTAGCTGCTCGCTGCGAGATTTCAGTGTTTCTACATTATCATGGTAGCGTTGATTATAGGCTTTAGTTTTATTCAGTTTATCAAGTGAGGTTTTTTGTTTATTGATTGCTGCGGTTGCGGCTTCGATTTTTCCTTTCACCGTTGTTTCATGTTTGGCAAAATCTTTCGAATTGATTCCGGCTTCTTTTAATTGCGTGCGTAATTGGCGCAATGCTAAATATTGCTTAACCTTTTCTTGCTGATTGGATTTTGCTAAGCTATTTTCAGTACGAATTGATTGGTTTGTTTTCTTGATTTTGTCATTGATTTTTTGGTATTGCTCGCTCAATCCTTTAATTTTAAATTGTGATTGAATCATGGCTGCATTTGATGTTGAGATCAGTTTTCCGCTTGCAGCTTGTGAAGCGGAATATTCAGCATGACGTTTAGAGAGAAAATTAAAATTCCTTTTTTCCTCATCGAGTAAATTCTTAATATTTTGCTTATCAGTTTTTTCACTACTGATTTTAGTGCGCAAATTGGCTAATTTATTTTTATGTTTATCCAATGCCGTATTTGCAGCAGTAATATTTTCGGTGAGCTTCTGCATGGAATTCATTTTATTGTAAGTGGATTCCAATGCTTTCTTTTCTGAACGGACGGTTTTCAGCGATTCAGATAATTTCTGTGCTTGTTTTACAGTGCTTTTAAACGGTGCAGTCAATTTATCAATTGCGCTTAGGGTGACTTCCAGTTTTAAATTACTCATATTTATTGACCTCTATCATTGACAATGCTGTTTGTTTACCCAATAATTCGAATAAACCAAGGGGGAAATCATGGAAATACTCTTTTTATTGTTAGGCTTTTTCGCATTATGTGCGGTTGCCGGTGTTTTCTTCGGTGTTGCTATTCCTGCGGCAATTTCCACCATTATTCTTTCTCCGCTTATTATTGCTTACTTGCTGCTTATTGGGGCAGTGCTTTGGCTGTCTGAAATTCATTTTTTATTAGGTTTTGTTGCATGGTGTGGCTTGATCGCATTAGCTTATATCCGTTATAAACAACAAAAAAATCACAACGCAAGCTGATCAATAATCAAATCCTCAATCAGCAGCTTATCCGAATCACTAAATCCTAGCAGTTCCCGTTGGTCATACCGCACTTTGTGCGGTTTATTTTTTTGTACTCGTCCTTCCAAGCCATATTGATGCACGCTTGCCAAATGTCCGGCACTGCCGCTAAAGCCGATTTCCGCTTGTTCGCCGCTGTTTTTTCGTTTCATAAATCGGCTGCTTTTCAGCTTCACAAACATCGCTTTGCGCTTGATTTTGCCTTTCCGCTTTTGCGGTTTGCGCGGAATGTATGCGCTGCCGTCGGGGTTTTTCTGTGCGCCGATGCGTTGGCGTTGGCTTGTGCTGACTTTTTGCGCGACGTTGCGCAGTAATTTTCTACGCTCGGCAACGCTGAAACGGCTTAACAGTGCGCCGAAACGTTGTTCCAGTTGTAATGCGTCCATTATTCACTTTCCCGCACCAGTTCGCCTTTAACAAATAGCTTCCATTTTTCTACCTCTGCCCACTCGTACAGCGGCGGTTCTGCAAGATGGTTAATCAGATTTACGCCGTCTTGTTCCGCTACCCGCACGGCTTCAGTCAATCTGATTTTGATTTCAATATCGGCGGTGTCGTGGTTCAGTTGCTCAGTGGTAAATTGGATGCTTTTTTCACGTAGTGACGGATTTTCCACGATTTCGGGTTGATTACGGCGCACAAAATCCATAATTGGCACAATCAGCACGTCCAGCGGGTAAGCAAAATCGGTCAGGATAATAGTCAGCCAGTAACGATATTCAAAGCTTGCGGACTGTGCCCCGGTGCCGACAATTTGCCCGTCTTCGACAAACATCAGCAGTTTATCGGGATTGGTCTTCAATTCTGGAATGGTCTGTTCAATCGCATGGCGCAGCAGTGGCGGTTTGATCATCGGCGGTATCCTTTCGCTTTGGTTTCCGCGATTTGTTGGCAACTGACGCAGCGGGTGCAGCCGACAATCGTTTTACGGCGTAGCTCGGGAATCGGTTCGCCGCAGTCATCGCAATAAATTGCGCTGGCGGTTTTCGGTTGGCGGTGTTTGGCAATAGCTAAATCCCGTTGCAGTTGTTCGATTCGGCTGGCTTGGTCAAAAATATCAGTCATGTTTTAGGGTTTCATTATGTTGATTAATGCAGGATTGCAAGGCATGGTGCGCAATGGCGCAGATTTCCAGTTGCCCCAAGGTGCGGTCAAGTGCCATCGCAAAATCACCATTGGTGTTGAGTTTAAACCGCACTTGCGCGGTGCAAAGTGCGGTTGTGGGGCATAAAATAGGCGCTGGCGGTGTGGCTTTATAAACCGTTTGCGTTGAACAGGCGTTTAATATCATCAGGGACAGGCTGATTGCGCCAAGTTTGATTTTGTTCATTTTTCAGTGCCTCATTAAGTTGTTCGGTGCGGCTGTCGGCGTGCTGTTTTTGTTGTTGCAATGCGTTATTGAGTTGGTCAACTTGCAGTTGGTAGCGGTGCAGTTGCTGCGCTTGGTTTTTCTGCTGCTCGGCGAACAATTGATTTTCGGCTTGCAAAGTGCGGTTTTGCTCGCTCAATCGTTGGCTTTGGCGTTGAGAATAACTCAAGCAGATACTTAAACCGACGCAGATAGCCAATGCGCCGATTAACACCAGATTACGAAAATTTAAACCGTTAAACATAATTCACGCTCCTTGCGTCGTCTGATTTCAAGCCCTTTTAACTTTTTGCCGCCGGCATACACCCAGCGCAAGAACTGATCACACATTGCCGGGCTGTAGCCCTGATTCGCCATGCGGAATAGGGTCGATTGGCGCATGGCACCGCAGCCGACGTTAAAGGTTAAACTGGTCATTGCCTCAAATGCGCCTTGAGGCATTTTTGCGCCGTTGCCATAACGATTTACACAGTTTTCGGCGGTGATTAAATCGTTGACCCAGCGTTGCGCAATTTCGCTGTCGCTGTAAGTGTGGTTGTGTTGGATTTTTTCGCCGCCTGCTTCGGTGCTGCCAATTCCAACTGTCAGCACATCAGACGGGCATTGATATGGATCACGGCGGCAGCCCTCGGCGTTGCCGATGATTTCCAATCCCCGCTCTCTTGTTCTGATATCATCGCTGTGATTGGCTATCACGATGCCGATAATTGCGGCGACGGCACAAACGATGACTTTTTTAAGACTGTTTTTCATATTTTTGTTTCCGTTCGTTGATAATTCGTAGTTCCAGCTCACGCAGCCTTAATTGATATTCTTTTCGTTTGTAGTACCAATTTGTAAACCACGTCAGAAAACCAAAAGTTATCCCGAAAATTGATGCCCACTCATGCCATGAATAGCCGCTGACCGTTGCGATAAAAGCCCCCCAATATGACAAGCCTGTTGTCCCCGGATCTCTATACATTTTTAAATCCTTTTCTAATCCCAAAGCTGCAGTATGGAGCGTTCCGCCGCCTGTGTTTGTTCAACTTCCGGCAAAATAACCGCGGTTCCGATTTCTAGTGTGATGTGGTCGGCCAGCTTTGGATTCAGTTCTAAAACCCGTTCGACCAATCCGGCAGTTTTTCCAAAATAGCGGTAAACGATGGCATCTAAGCTGTCATGCTGTTGTGCGTAAACCGTTGCCATTAGATCAACTCCGCCGTCAACCGCACTTCGCCCAAGATATCGCTGATCGCAAAGCGGGCGTTGCGGCGCAATTCGCCGATGAGTGGCGTTTGTTCGCTGGCTTCTTTGCGTCCGCTGTTGGTTGCATCGTAGCTGTGGTATTGCTCGGTTAAATCCGCAACTGTCAGACAATAAACTGCTCTTTTGTAACGTTGAATTAGCACTGATTCGCCGTTGACGGTTTCCGCTTCGACTGTCGCCAGTGTGTTGCCTTGATGCCGTTGGCGGAATGGGTGTAAGTCGTAATTCACGCTTGCCATCGCTTCGATGACCGCACTTTTCAGCCGCTCGTTGGTCACAGTGCCGTCAAGTCGCATCGCGTTACGTATTGCAAGCAAGGAGATATCGGGAAAAAAACCGTTATTGGTTATGATCTCGTCCGCTATAGCATTTTCCGTCACCTGCGTTTTCAGCTTGTCCATGCTGTAATCGGTGATTTTTTTGACTGCGATTGTGCCGTTCATTTTTGCTAACCTTAAAACTGATAAAAAAAATAGCGGGGTGAGGGCTTTTGCAGATAATAAATTATCGTTTTGCCCGCCCCGCTGGTCGGCGTGATACGCTCGGTTATTCGGTTTTGTCCGTATTTTCGGACTGCAATTTATCGACGACTTTCGTTAATTTATCAATATCTTGCTTAACCCCGACATTATTATTCAACTCCATCGCACGCTTGAGATTCTCCAGTGCTGCAATTTGGTTGTTTTCCTTTTGTAGCAAGCCGATTTCTTTCAGCAGTTTGGCGCGGACTTCGTCCGGCATATCCTGCTCTTGGGTCAGCGCATTGACATTCACTAACACCGCTAAATCAAAATCAGTTTTGATGTCGCGCGAAATTTTGGCTTTATCCGCAAATTCTTCCGCAATCAGCGTGCCGGTTGTGCGGCTGAAACCGTCCGGCAATACTAAATCATGGAACAACGCATATTCACCAATTCGGATTGCCAGCGCATAATTACCACAGTCAATTGACCAAGTGAGCCACGTCATCAGCACGTTATCTTGATAACCTGTGCCTTTTTCTAATGCTCCCTCAATCCACGGCAGATATTCCGGCAAGATTTTTGCTTTAAATTCCGCTTTTGCTTCTTTTGATTGGATCTGTTGCAAGCTGCGTTTATGCACGGCTAACTGGTGCAACATCAATTCGTAAGCCGTTGCCCCGTCCAGTGTTTCCGCTTGCGCAGAACTTTCTTGCTCTGCGCTGACCCGTAGAAAATGTGCTTTAGTTGGTCGCATATTACGCCCCCGCTTTATCTTCCGGTGCGTCAATCATTTTGATGTTTTTTAACACCGCAACCAGCTCGTAATTTTCCACAACGAAATCATCGTTAGATGAAGTGTAATCTTCGATTCGGTCACGTTTGGCGTTGTCCACAATGGTACGACGCATTGCACTGTCTTGATAATAGATGGAAAGATTATCCAATCGGGTGATCAAGATTGTACCTTTTGGCATATATGGCGCTTGGATTGCACGTAAACCGCCGACCCGTTTTTGACTGACAATCGTATCGCCTGCCAGTTGCTCGGTGGCTTTTTGGTCGTTGTATAGCGGGAAGTATTTATCCGCCATCAAATCACGGCTCATAATCGCAACCAGCTTGGTGTCGTCTTGGAACTGTGGTGCAATCAAATCGCTGACGGCGGAATAAACTAATGCATCCAGCGTTTTGTAGGTTTTGCCCGTACCGACTTCAATTTTGCCGCTGCCTTGGGTTTCTTCTTTCATGGTGCGTTGTGGTACGGCTTCGTCGATTTTTTTCAACCAGCCTTTTGCTACGTCTTGCAGCAATGGTTTAGCGGTGCGGTTTGAGGTTTTGACGCGCTCTTCGCCGTTGAATGCAATCATAATGCGGTCTAACGCCATGCGTTCGGCTTTCAATTCGCCTAGACGCTTGGCAAAATCGGGGAATTTCGCCCACATATCCAGTGTGCCGTAGGTGTTGTGGGTGTCATAGTTGATTTGCTGACAGTGATATGCAATTGCTGTCAATTTGTGAATATCTTGCGTTTCACGGTCTTTGGCGGTAGTGTCGGTTGTGCCGGCAATTGTTCCCGCAATGCCTAATCCTAGCACTTCGCCTTGCTGTTCGGTGACACCGATAATGTTGATCATTTTCAGGAATTCGGAACTTTCTTGAACTGCTTTTTCTAAGCGTTGTTGAACACTCGGGGTGATCGCAAATTTCTGGCCGGCTTGAATGCCGCTGAAATCAACGCTGTTGTCTTGTGCTACGCCAGTTAGATACGCATTTAAAATAGCTCGGGTTTCTGTTCTCATGTCGGTATTCTCTTTGTTAATAATAAATTAGAAGAAGCGTCCGCCATCCGGTGTTTTTTCACCGGTGGCAACAGGGCGTTGGCTGTAATTGGCTTCCGGCTGTTTTGCCAGTCGGTTAAATTTGGTTTCCCACTCGCTCACTGTGGCTTGAAGTGCGGTCAAAGCGTGCAAATTAGCTTGGTTTTCTGCTTCAAGTGCGGTCTGTTTCTCGGTCAATTCGGCAGTGTGGCCGGATAACAATTCAATCGCTTGAGATTGATCAGCAAAGCGTACATCATCTTTTTTGCTTTTGCCTTTCAACAATTCCGCAACGCGGCTGAACAGGGAAATGCTTTCTTTTTCGGCTTCGATTTCTTCCAAATCCAAGGAAAATTCCAACGCTTCTGAAATCAGGTTATCGGCTTTCTGTTTGCGGTCAGCCAGTGGATTGACTTTTGCTCCGGCGCAGAATTGCAACATTTCCGTTCCTAAACTGGCCGGTGAATCGGTGACGGCAAGCCCGACTAAATAGGCCTCGCCCTTGTCGGCAAAATCCAAATCCACTTCGATTGAGGTGTAAATTTTTTGCCGTTCTTTGTTCAGTTGAATCAAATCTTCCGTTGGTTCGATTTGCGCCAATAATTGCAGTTTGCCGTCGTCGCGTTGCTCGGTTTTCAGTGCCAGCACATCGCCGTAGGCTTTGGCGTGCGGTTCGTCTTTCCATAGCATGCGGAATTTGATGTGTTCAATATTGATTCGTGCAGCGTAAGTATTTTTCGGGTCATAATTGGCTGCCATTTGGGTCAGCCATTCGCGTGAAATTTTGCGGCCGTCCGTGGTTGCGCCCTCGGTGGCTACAACAAACCATTTCGATTTTTTAGGCATATTGGATTCCTGCGGTTGGGTTATTGGGTTAATCGTGGTTATGTTGCTGACTTTTCAAAGTGCGGTCTATCGGTTGAGGTTGTGAGGTGGATTTTGACAAGGCGCGTGAATGTATCAAAAGCGGAATAACTTACATCATACGGCTAATAAAAAATATCCGGAATGCGTGAATGGAAGAATTAACCGACGATTTAAATAATGAACTGAATAAAATTGATATTAATGTCAAACGGCAAGCACAAATCAAATATTGGAACGGCTTTAAAATCGCTGAAATTGCGCGGCAGTTGAACATTCCGCAGTCAACAATTTCAAGCTGGAAAGAGCGGGAGAAGTGGGACGACATCGCCCCAATTGGTCGAGTGGAAGCCACGTTGGAAACGAGACTTTGCATTTTGATAATGAAAGAACCAAAGAGCGGTTCGGATTTTAAAGAAATTGATTTGCTACAACGGCAGATGGAGCGCGTGGCGCGGATTAAAAAATACTCCAACGGTGGCGGTAATGAAACGGATCTGAATCCGAAAATCAAAAATCGCAACAAGGGTGAACGCAAAACGGCAGATAAAAATCCAATTACGCAAGAACAGGAAGAATTGTTGATCAATGGTTTGCTTGAAACGATGTTTCCGTATCAGCGAGTTTGGCACGATGCAGGGCTGAAACACCGAATCCGCAATATCTTAAAAAGTCGTCAAATTGGTGCAACTTACTTTTTTGCGTTGGAATCCTTTGTTGATGCGCTAAAAACCGGACGTAATCAGATTTTTATTTCAGCGTCGAAAAAACAGGCGTTACAGTTCAGATCTTACATTATTGATTATGCGAAACGTGTTGCTGATGTCGAATTAAAAGGCGAAACCATTGTGTTGCCCAATTCGGCAGAACTGATTTTTCTCGGTACGAACAGCAAAACTGCACAATCCTATCACGGTAATCTGTATTTTGATGAAATCTTCTGGGTGCCGCGCTTTGAAGAAATCCGCAAAGTTGCCTCGGCGATGGCTTCACAGAAACAGTATCGACAAACTTATTTTTCCACTCCGTCCACACTGGCACATTCCGCTTATCCGTTTTGGAGCGGCAAACGATTTAACCGTGGACGACCAAAAGCACAACAGGGCGTGTTTGATATTTCCCACGATTTTTTAAAGTACGGTCGAGTAGGGCCGGATAACCAATGGCGGCAAATCGTGAATATTTACGACGCTGAAAATGGCGGTTGTAATCTGTTTGATATTCACGATTTGAAACTAGAATATTCTGCCGATGAATTTGAGCAGTTGTTTATGTGTCAGTTTATCGACGATAACGAAAGTGTGTTTAAATTCGCTATGTTGCAGCGGTGTCAGGTGGACAGCTTGGAAATCTGGCGAGATTTCAATCCGCTGTATTTGCGCCCATTTGGAAATCGCGAAGTATGGCTGGGTTACGACCCTGCATATACCGGTGACCGTGCAGCACTGGCAATTATTGCCCCACCGCGTGTCGAGGGTGGCACATTTCGGGTGTTGCATTATCAAACCTTTCATGGCATGGACTTTGCACAGCAAGCGGAGCGAATCCGCCATTATTGCGACAGTTATAATGTGAGCAGAATCGGTATTGATATGACAGGGCTTGGCACAGGTGTTTATCAAATCGTGAAAACGTTCCGTCCTGATGCCGTTGGTTATCAATATAACCCAGACTTAAAAAATCGCATGGTACTGAAAGCATTTGATGTGATTAGCAAAGGGCGTATGGAGTGGGATTCGCTCGGCAATGATATTCCTGCCAGTTTTATGTCAATCAAAAAACAACTCACCGCCAGCGGAAAGCAGACTACTTACTTTGCCGACCGTTCGGAAGAAGCTAGTCACGGCGATATTGCTTGGGCGATTATGCAAACGTTAATCAATGAGCCGTTCGAGGGTACTTCAACGGTCAATCAGTCATTTATGGAGATTTATTCGTGAAAAATCAAAACAGTTGTCAAAATAATAAAATTGAAGCCTTTAGCTTTGGTGAACCCGTGCCGATGTTGGATCGGGCAGAAATTTTGGATTATCTACAATCTACGATTTACAACCAAAAATATTACAATCCACCGTTGGATTTATGCGGACTGGCGAAATCCTACCGCGCTGCGTCACATCATGCGAGCGCCATTCAGGTGAAGAAAAATATTTTGTTAAGTACCTGTTTATTGGATTCGCGCTTGAGCAAAACGGAATTATCAAAATTCGTGCTGGATTATTTGGTATTCGGCAATGCTTATTTTGAACTCACGAAAAATCCGTTTGGTGAGGTGATCAAGATTAGCGCGCCAAAGGCAAAGTATGTGCGTAAAGGCGTGGAGAATGGAAAATTTTTCTATGTTCCGCAAGGTATTCTAAATGAATATGAATTTCAACCGCACTTGGTGTTTCACTTGTTTGAACCAGACGTAAATCAAGATGTGTACGGCATTCCTGAATATTTAGCGGCAATGCAATCGGCTTGGCTGAATGAATCAGCAACGTTGTTCCGTCGCAAATATTATCTGAATGGTGCACACGCTGGGTTTATCTTGTATATGTCTGACCCTGCGCATAATCAAGAAGATATTAATAATTTACGTGAACAGCTAAAAGGTGCGAAAGGGCCAGGCAATTTTAAGAACTTGTTTATGTATTCAGCGAACGGAAAAAAAGACGGTGTACAAGTGATACCGCTTGCCGATGTTGCTGCCAAAGATGAGTTTTTGAATATTAAAAATGTTAGTCGCGATGATGTACTTGCTGCCCACCGTGTGCCGCCGCAACTGATGGGGATAATCCCAAACAATACCGGCGGCTTCGGTGATGTGGCAAAAGCTGCAGAAGTATTTTTTATCAATGAAATTCAGCCGCTACAAGAACGGCTATTAGAACTGAACGAATGGCTTGGCGAAACAGTGATCACGTTTAAAGATTATGAATTGTTGAAAGAAAAAGATAGCAATAGCAACGCCCACAGAACCAACGTTGGCCAAACGGTTTAGATCCTTTCCATCAAAAAATAGCCCCTGAATAGGGGTATTTTTACGCCAGTAAAACAAGGTCTTTTCCCTTGTTTTAAATAAATATTTTGACAATTTATTATACCATAATCCGAAATTAAATCCTTTAAAATCACGATTTTTTCTTTATTTTCAATAAATAAACTTACTTTTTTACCGTAAAAACATCCAAAGCCAATCCTAAAAATCCAAGAAAAACCGACCCAAAAACGCCATCAACCCCGCGCCCGCGCGCTCGTATCCTCGCCACGCCCGCACACTTAATATGCCGCTTTCAACGCAACCTGCGTTAGCATTTAGATCCTTGCCAGTATTGGCACTAATGAGATCTTTTTATTTAGATCCTTTAACGCATTTTTACGCAAAAAAACGCAGTTTTTTTGATCTTTTTTTGTGATCAAATTCAAAATAATAAAATTTCTCTTTATTTTTATACAGTTAAAAAAGTGTGCAATATTTTGCACTATGTAACTTTTAGATCTTTGATCTAGAATTAGATCTTGTGCCGGCCCTAGGCACCACTGGTAAATATAATCCACAAGCCCTGATTTTTTAATCGGGGCTTTTTATTATCTAAAACAACCACTTAAATAATCATCACCTCTTTTTTACTGTATGCTTAAACAGTGCTTAGCTGATCCGCCGTGATCTGCTAAGATCGAAAACAACACTATTTTGCACTAAAATTGCACCAAATTTAACTTGGCAAAATTATGGCAACTTTTGGTATAAAACGAGCCCTTGTTATGAATTCAAGGGCCATGTGGTTGTAAAAAGTACGGTTGTCGTATGAGAGAGGGAGCAGCTTTGATAAAAACCGTTATGCAAACACCCTGTCAGTGGCGATTTTGGTCAAAAATTGGCTTCTATTTTTGTACTCCGGATGTGTTGCCACAAATTGATCAATCCGCTTAATCAATAAACTCGGCAGTGTAACATTAATTTTTTCTGATTTACCCAATAAGTGGGACAAATCAACTTCGACAAATGTCAAAATAAAATCTTTAAAGTCAGCATTTTGTTGATGTTGTTCAATCGGTTTCGGCTGTGGAATCTCGTCACCATCTTCTAACATACCTTCAATATGAAAAGTAATCGCTTCTTTTGCATTCATAAACGCTTCTTCCAGCGTATCTCCAGCAGAAAAGCAGCCTGGCACATCAGGCACAACCACACCATAAGCGTGTTTTTCATCACCAATAGCGATTGCGATTGGATAGAGCAT